ACAAAATTATGATGAACGCTGCCGACAGAAATTACCAATCCGTTGCGTATTTATCAACACCTAACTATGTAAGGGTGAGGTATGAAGGCACGGCAACTACCTCCGGGACCCCCGGAGCTTCGACTAGCATATACGAAGTTGTTTTTACAAACCCCGCAAATACAAAAAGCTTACCTACAGTAGAGTTTAGATTTGGTGTTTGGGCTGACGTAGGGGGTGTCACGGGTATTTACAGTACATCGGCAGCCCTAACTACAACAGGGACATTCGCCCCCACCCTAAACAGTTCAGTAGTATTACAGGGAAGTAGCTCAGGCCTTACTTGGACAGCTTACGCGTCAAGCTATTTACAAGGGTTATAGGGGGCGCGAGCCACCACATATTGATTTTTTACGATCACCTGCTAGGATTAACACTATGGTTTTATTTTTCACATTAGAAAAAAGGTCATCGAAGTCTCTATTGACCTCTACACACTACACCTTTAAATAAACTATGTTTGGGTTTTCTGGGTTTGCTGACGCACCGTTTGCATCACTCCTAGGTGGGCTTACCTCACCAGATATTTCTGAAAGTTTATTGGCAGACGCAACTCAAGGTAGTACGCTCAATACGAATACTTCTGTATCAGAATCAGTAAATGCATCTAACGACCAAATAGCTTTTGTTAACGTAAATACTTCTGTATCAGAATCAGTAAATGCTTCTAACGACCAAATAGCTTCTGTTAACGTATATACTTCTGTATCAGAACCAAGCGAGGCTCTGAGTGTAGTTAGCTATCAGCTAACAACTACCTTAGGGGAAACGGTTTACGCAACTGACACTACCGTTGCGCGGTATTTTTGGGAGGTTATAGATGATGTACAGACAGCAAATTGGGATAGTACTTCCACATCACAGGCAGCAAATTGGACTGATACTTCTACATCACAGGCAGCAAATTGGGCTAATACTTCTACATCACAGACAGTAAATTGGACATCAATTACCACAACACAAGACCCAACTTGGACACCCATTAACACATTAGGTTAAAAACATGACAACAGCATATACATCACTTTTAGGATTAGCCCTACCCGTTGACGGAGAACTTACGGGTACGTGGGGACAAACAGTTAATAACTCTATTACCTCTCTTCTTGATACCGCTATTGCAGGGACTAAAACAGCTGACGTAACATCGAGTGACTGGACACTAACAGATATTGACGGTGCAGATGCTGGCACTGCACGAGCGGCGGTGCTTATTCCTACAGGGACTAATGGTGCTACAACGCGATCAATCCTTGCACCTAACCAGAGTAAAATTTACGTTATTATTAATCAAGCAACGGGTTCAGTTGATATCAAAGGTGTCACGGGACCTACTACAGGCGTAACGATTCTTTCAGGTAAAACATCTATAGTTGCTTGGAATGGGTCAGATTTTGTTGAGATTACTTCTGGTGGAACAGTAACCTCAGTTGCAGCGTTAACATTAGGGACTACGGGTACAAATGTTTCGTCATCCGTTTTAAACAGCACAACAACACCAGTTATTACGCTAAATATACCAACAGCGAGTGCATCAAATAGAGGCGCATTAAGCTCAACTGATTGGTCTACGTTTAATGGTAAATATTCAACTGGCGGTGCGCTTGGTACACCTTCTAGCGGTACGTTATCATCTTGTACGGTTGATGGTACAAATGCAGTAGGATACAAAAACATCCCGCAGACTGGTAGTGATAAAACTACGGCTTATGAACTAGTGCTTACTGATGTCGGTAAATATGTGGGTGTTGGAACTAGCGGCTCTATTGTTGTGCCAACATCTACCTTTGCAAACGGAGATGCGATATCTATTTTTAACAACACGACAGGTAATATTACTATCACGACTAGTGCGCCAACGGCTTATATTGCTGGAACTAATACAGCAAAAGCATCTATGACTTTAGCCACGCGCGGTGTTGCTACAATCTTATTTGTGAGTTCAACTGTATGTGTGGTAACAGGTAATGTGTCATGACAGGTATTATGCAAATGGTACTAGGTGCTGTAGCTAAATTATTTTCTGGGTTTACTACCCCTGCATTAATGAATGGTAGTACAACAAACGCTCGTATGTACTCCGTAACTGTTAATAGTTCGGGGCTATTTGTGGCTGTGGGGAATGCGTATAACTTTACTAATGCTGATGGTAGTGGCTCCCCGCTGTACGCAACTTCAAGTAATGGTTCTACATGGACTTCGCCCGCAGCTTTGGCTAGTTATTTTAGTGGTACTTTTATGCGGTCAGTTACAGTAAATAGTTCTGGATTATTTGTAGCTGTTGGGTCTTTTAGAAACACTCAAGGCTACCCACTTTATACAACTTCGAGCAATGGTTCTACATGGACTACCCCCGCAAATCTAGGTGGTGCTACTGTAAACGCTAATATACAGTCCGTAACTGTTAACAGTTCTGGGTTATTTGTGGCTGTGGGTTATAATGATAGTGGTCAGCCGCTGTACGCAACTTCAAGTAACGGTTCTACATGGACTGTACCCGCACTTATGAACGGTAGTACAACATACGCTACTATGTACTCCGTAACTGTTAATAGTTCGGGGTTATTTGTGGCTGTTGGAGTTAATAGTAGCACCTACCCAGTTTACGCAACTTCGAGTAATGGGTCTACGTGGACTACACCCGCAACAATGAATGGTAGTACAACATACGCTACTATGTACTCCGTAACTGTTAACAGTTCTGGGTTATTTGTGGCTGTGGGTTATAATGCTAGTGATAAACCGCTGTACGCAACTTCAAGTAATGGTTCTACATGGACTACGCCTGCAATTATGAACGGTACTACAGTAAGCGCTGATATGCGATCTGTAACCGTTAGCAGTTCTGGGTTATTTGTGGCTGTTGGGTCTTATGGTGGCAACGCATTTTACGCAACTTCAAGTGAGGGTTCTACATGGACTACGCCTGCACTTATGAACGGTAGTACAGTAAACGCTAGTATGAATGGCGTAACTGTTAACAGTTCGGGTTTATTTGTGGCTGTGGGGAGTAATTCTAGTAACAACTCATTTTATGCAACTTCAACTTAAATAATATGGAAATCCTTCAATTCATAACAGATGTTGGGTTTCCTATTGGTTCATCCTGCCTTGGGATGTACTTTGTATTTCTGACGCTAAAGTTTCTGCTTGATAGTGTGCTTGAAAAGATTAAAAGTCTAATAGGCATTATCAAGCAACTTGATAAACGAGTGACGGGGATGTCAAACGACATCCTCAATATCGACAATTTAGTATCGCAGGCACTCGAAATACCACCAGAAAAACCAATCAAGAAGGTAGAGTGATGGACGCTGAAGCAATTGCAAAATATATTAACGTGTATGGCTTTCCTATCGTAGCGGCTGGGGGTATGGGGTACATCGTGTACTTTGTTTGGATTTGGGTGACCACAATAGTTAAGCCGATTTTGCAAGAAGCGATGGATGCCTTAATTGAGCTAATTGACCAGATTCGTGTGCTAGATAATGATATGATACGCCTAAGTCAGAAGCTCACTACCATACTACTAATGAGAGGGAAGAAATGAAAATTGGTGCTGAAGGGTTAAAGTTAATTAAAGAGTTTGAAGGGTGCAAACTAATCTCTTATAAATGCCCAGCAGGTGTTTGGACTATTGGTATTGGCTCAACGCGCTATGCAGACGGTAACCCTGTAAAAGCAAATCAAGCTCTCCCAAATGAAGGGGCGGCTATGCAACTACTAGCTAAAACATTATCGTCTTACGAGCACACAGTAAATACGGTAGGTGTTGAGCTTACACAGAATGAATATGACGCTTTAGTTTCTCTATGCTATAACATCGGCAGTGGGAACTTTGTCTCTTCAACGCTTGTCAAGATGCTTAAAGCGGGTGAACCTAAATCAGAAGTAGCCAAGCAATTCCTACGCTGGGACAAAGCAGGCGGCAAACCACTCGCAGGCTTAACGAGACGTAGAAATGCTGAAGCTGAGTTGTTTTTAAAACAGGACTAAGTAATGCCCTCTAATATGGATAGTTTCGTGTATTGCTGGACGGACACATCAAATAATAAGCTTTATGTTGGTTTTCATAAAGGTGCTGTTGATGATGGGTATATATGCTCGTCTAAGCATATGAAAAAAGAATATGCAATTAGAGCTCATGATTTTACTAGGCAAGTTATAGCAAATGGTACCTATGACGATTGCCGAACACTTGAAAAGAAGATTATCCTTGCAATGTTTACGCAAAATGTACCTTGTTATAACTTAAATGCTGGAGGTGTTATTAAATTTACACCTGAAATCCGAGCAAAAATAAGTGCTACCCATAAAGGTAAAATAATATCTCAAGCACATAGAGATGCACTTCGTGCGTACAGTAAGGTAAAACCTCCCGCATCTGAAGAAACTAGAGAAAAGATACGCCAATCAAAATTAGGTGTTATACGTAAACCTTTTACTGAAGACGCCAAACGTAATATGAGTATTGCCCGTACTGGGGTAAAAAGAGCACCTGAAGTAGGTGTTGCAATTAGCTTACGGCAATTAGGTACTAAACGGAAAAACCCCTACTCAGAAGCAGCTAAAGAAAAAAATAGGATTGCAAGCACTGGTAAAAAACATTCTGAAGAAACAATAGCACGATTAAAAGAAATTAAAGCTAATGTATCCCAAGAGACTCGTGATAAATTAAGCGCAGCTAAAAAAGCGTACTGGGACAAAAAGCGGGCTGAACAAAATGACACTAAAGAAATTAGTTTGTAAAAGTGGGGTTAATCGCGAAAACACGCGCCTATATACAGAAGGTGGGTGGTACGACTGCGATAAGATTCGGTTTCGTCAAGGCACACCTCAGAAAATAGGTGGTTGGAATAAGATATCCAGTAGTCTCTTTGCAGGGATATGCCGTTCACTATGGGCTTGGGAAACGCTTGGGCAAGTTACGCTTATAGGTGTTGGAACTAATTCAAAGTTTTACATTTCTCGTGGTGGTAATTACTATGACATTACGCCTATACGCACAGCTACTAACTTAACCACTCCTTTTGCAGCCACTAATGGTTCGACAGTTATTACGGTTACAGCACCTTCTCATGGCTGTGCTAACGGCGACTACGTAACTTATAACGGTGCAACATCTTTAGGTGGAGGCGGTAATATTACCGCAGCAGTTCTCAATACTGAGCACAAGATTACGTATATTAATGCTAATTCATACTCGTTTGTAGCTAGTGCAACGGCTAACAGTTCAGATACTGGAAATGGTGGAACGCCTCGGGCTGTCTATCAGATATCTGGAGGACCAGAGTATCAAACACCTACTAGCGGCTGGGGTGCAGGTGCTTGGAGTAGTGGCTCTTGGAGTACAGGGCAGTCATCATCTGACTCACTTCGTTTATGGTCTCAGAGTAATTATGGGCAAGATTTAATCTTTGGTCCTCGTACGGGCGCGATGTATTACTATTATGCAGACAGGGGACTTGCAAGCACTTCTGCAACAATTACGATAGCCAACCCAGCTCAAATAACTTCTACAGACATATACACTGAAGGCGCACACATTGTATTTGAAACTACAGGCGCCCTACCCACAAACCTTGAAACAGGCACAACATACTATATTCGCAATTATGTTGCAGGAGTATTTAACGTATCGGCTACGCCGTCAGGCGCACTAATCCAAACAACAGGGTCTCAGTCTGGTACACAGTCTATTTCACAAAGAGCCGTAAACTTAGCTACTATTGCTGGAGCGTCAGATGTCCCCACTATTCAAAACTATATTACCGTATCAGATACTTTCCGCTTTGTATTTGCTTTTGGTGCTGATGACTATAGTGCAACTACTCAAAACCCACTGCTAGTACGCTGGTCTGACCAAGAAAATGCCGCTGACTGGACACCTTCTACAACAAACCAAGCTGGGTCGCTACCGCTTACTCGTGGCTCTCAAATTATTACTGCACTACAAACACGTCAAGAGATTCTAGTTTGGACAGATTCGACTCTTTATTCTATGCAGTATTTAGGGTATCCCTTGGTTTGGAAAGCAGAACTTATGGGTGATAATATCTCTATTATAGGGCAAAATGCAGCGGCTCTAGCTTCTGGCGTAGTTTACTGGATGGGGCGTGATAAGTTCTATAAATACGATGGGCGTGTGCAGACTCAAAACTGCGACTTACGAGAATACATCTTTGGAGACTTTAATGCACAACAAGCAGAGCAAGTGTTTGCTAGTACTAACGAAGGGTTTAATGAAGTTTGGTGGTTCTACTGTAGCTCAGGTAGTACGGTTGTGGATAAATACGCGGTTTATAATTATGCTGAAGATATATGGTATTACGGTACGATGGGTCGCACCGCTTGGCTTGACTCTGGGATTTTAGAATACCCTATTGCCGCTACCTATACTAAAAACTTAGTTAACCATGAGAGCGGACTTGACGATAATGAAACTTCAACATCTACTGCTATTCATGCTTATATCACAAGCTCTGAGTTTGATATTGATGATGGGCATAATTTTGTATTTATCCGCAGAGTGTTGCCCGATTTAACTTTTAGAGGCTCTACAACCACTAACCCAACAGCTACTCTTAGCGTAATACCTTTGATGAACGCAGGGAGTGGGTATACTGACCCAGCGTCAGTAGGCGGGAGCGATAGCGCAGCGGTAACGCGTACAGCAACAGTACCTATTGAGCAGTTTACAGGGCAAGTCTTTATCCGAGTACGTGGCAGACAGTTTTCTTTTAAGGTTGAAAATAACCAATTAGGGTCTATGTGGCAGCTTGGTGCTATGCGACTCGATTATAAACTTGATGGGCAACGTGGATGAGTAATATACCTCAAGCTCCAAAAGCACCGAGTTTACCTTTTGCTACGGTGCAATATGAGAAGCAGTATATTGACCAGTTAAACAACGTATTGCGCCTATACTTCAATCAGCTTGATAATGTATTCCAATCATTACTGAGCATAGCAGGGGGAGCAAGTTTAAAGTTCCCCAATGGTAGTTTTTATTTAACCACGCAGCAGACGATACCTGTTATAAATACAGCATATGCCATACCGTTTAACAATACGTCTATATCAAATCAAGTTGCTATTGGAACAACCACTTCACACATCGTAACCAGCGTGGCTGGATACTACAACTTTCAGTTCTCAGCGCAACTTGCTAAAACTTCTGGTAGTACGATGTCTGCATGGGTATGGCCTAGAGTAAATGGGGTGGATATTGCTGATTCTAATACTAAGCTTCAACTAACGGGATCTGGGTCTTCTGAGCTTGTAGCTGCATGGAATTTTGTGCTTCCTATGAACGCTGGGGACTATTTTGAGCTTTACTGGGCATCTGACCATGTTGACGTTATATTAAAAGCCGCTGCGAGTAATGCGTTCTCTCCTGCAATACCGCCAGTTATCCTTACCGCTACGTTTGTTTCAGCACTATACTCATGATATTATTAGCTAAACTTTGGAGGTATCGTGAGCGATTTAGCAACCCTTGGCAATATGCCAAAAATCTTAGAATTAGAAGCCCTTATGAAGGCTATGCCACAGGTAGAGTCTCCCGCACAGCACTATCATCTAGAAGGTGTTTACTGTCGGGCTCTTTTTATTCCTAAAGGCTGTTTGCTCACAGGTAAGATTCATAACCACGAAAGCATTGGTATTCTAGCTCAGGGTACACTTCGCATCACAAACGGTGAGACTTCTACAGTCGTTACCGCACCTTACATCACAGTAGATAAGCCCGGTGTTAAACGCCTAGGCTATGCTGAAACAGATTGCACATTTATCACAGTTCATCGTTCAGACAAAACGTCTATGGAAGAGCTTGAAGAAGAGCTTGTATCCGATACGTTTGAAGAGTATGAACAGAAAACACAACAGTTAATTGGAGAAATATTATGAGTTGGATTGGAGTTATGGTCGGCGCAAGTATCGGTGCAGGGTCAAGTGGACTTATGACAGGGCTTAACGGTGGTAGTACTGAAGATATTTTAAAATCTGTGGCTATCGGTGGTACGGTGGGCGGTATAGGAGGCGGTATCGGTAGTGCTCTATCTGGGCCTGCGGCTGGTGCTGCGGCTGGAAGTTCGTCTGGTGCTGTTACTGCCCCTGTTACTGCCCCTGTTACTGCCCCTGTTTCTGGTGCTGTTACTGCCCCTGTTACTGCCCCTGTTTCTGGTGCTGTTACTGCCCCTGTTACTGCCCCTGTTACTGCCCCTGTTACTGCCCCTGTTACTGCCCCTGTTACTACCTCTCCCGCGCAAGGTATTAATAGTTTACTACCTCAATCCCCCCAAGCGGGGCCAATGTCTCCTGTTGCATCAAATTCGATGACTCCGGCAGATATAATCACTAAAGGGGATTCTCTTGCTAACAACTCACTTAATGTTGCAGGGGAAAAAGCCGCTGGAGCTGAAGCAGCACGTAATTTTGCTTTACAGCCTCCACCTCCCGCGCAACCTGGAAGTCCTGATTTTGTCGGACCTTCAGCAACCCAAGACCAGATAGCTAATGCATCAGCCTACACAGATGCCAATATGGGAACTCGCCTTCTTGCTGATGCATTTGGGCAACAAGGAAACATAGTAGGTAACACAGGTCTTAAAATGGCAGGTAGTGCTTTGCAAGGCGGTGCTATAAATGCTGGTATTAGTGGTCTTATGGCCGGAGCTCAAGGTAAAGATGTTGGTGAGGGTATGGCAAAAGGTGCTGCTACGGGTATGATTGGTGGCGCGGCTACTGGAGCTATGAGCGGTATGGACAACGCAGTGGGTAGGTTTGCTACTGAACACCCTTATATTACGTCTGGAGGGATAGGCCTAGCGGCTAATATGGCTCTTGATAAACCGTATGGAGATACTACTCCAGAAGATTCAGGTATTAAATCCAAGTATAGATGGAACCCTAATACGTATAGAGCTTATCTACCTCGTGGTAATTCTTTTGGTTCTTATGCAGCAGGTGGGATTACCGATTTAGATAACTACGACCAAACTCCTCAGATGCAAAACCCTGGAACGCTAGATATACCTAACCGTAATGAAGTAGCAAATAATCAAGGCTATATGGGCGACTCTGTGCAGATGATGGCACACGGTGGTATCTCTGATTTAGGAGGGTATTCTGATGGTGGTAGACTGCTTAAAGGCCCTGGCGATGGCGTTTCTGACGATATTCCTGCTTCTATTGGCGGTAAGCAACCTGCTCGATTGGCTGAGGGTGAGTTCGTAGTGCCCGCGAGAATTGTATCCGAGTTAGGTAATGGCTCAACAGATGCTGGGGCTAAACGTCTCTACCAAATGATGGACCGTATTCAATCAGACCGTAGAAAAACAACTGGTAAGGGTAAGTTTTCAGACAACCCAAAAGCCTATAAACACCTGCCAGCATAGGAGATAGACATGGCTACAGCAGTCCAAACAATAACACCCGAAGACCAAGCATTTATTGATGCTTGGCAGAATCAAACAGCAGGTAAATATGCTAAATGGGGGACAACCTTACCTAAACTATTTACCTACGCTGATAAGCTAAAAAATATTAAATCTTTTTATACAGACGCGTCAAAAGAATATAAACCTTTAGCTATAAAACTAGGGGTCGAGTGGTTAAAAGCTAATAACCCCGATATCCTAGACGAAACCGGTAATCCGTTTACAGATGGGTTTTATGCGGATATTATTTCTGGGGATGCAACTACACAAAAAACCAAAACAGCAGCTCTAGACGCTGCTAGAAAAACTAGCGCAACTGATTATGTTAATAAGACGCTTAATGCAAAAAGTACACTTGATTCAAAAACTATAACATCATCCATTGACGAGATTATAAATGGTACGAAAACTAAACCTTACAACCCTACCAAACTAGCAACAGCCGTTAACTCAGTAAGGGATACTGCTGCGTATAAACCGAATAGTAAAACATTTGACGAGCTAAAAGCTACTTATGGAGGCTTCTTAGACCCATCTGGGAAGCCTGTATTTTCAGATACTACCTTAAAGGCAGTTGCTAACGCAAAATCTCTAGGGGAGATATCTAACTTTAACATTAAGTTAAATAATTTGGCAGATAAAGTCTTAACATCCCAGGGGTCTAGTTACGTATCGCTTGACCCTGTTAAAAAAGAAGAAGCAAAACAAGCTCTGTTTAAAGACCCTACATCATTTGTTACAAGCGTTAACGGGTTAAATAAACCTAATAAAACTAACCTAGGTACCCCAAGTACGTTAACTGGTGGGGCTGGTATTGATACGTTAACACCGGTAAAATCTTTAAAAACATGGAAAGCCCCTCAGCAAGGTGTTGCAACAGCTAACTCTCCTTACTCTGGTTTACTGGATGCTACACTAGCTAAAGTAACGGGTGCTAATTTTGGCACGCCTACTAACAATGCAGTGTATAAAAACTTAACAGACCCGCTAACACAAGGTATGGGGTTAGACTCTTTACCTAAACCTAAACTAATATACGACTCGGCTAGTACAGCGGGGATAACTGGGCTTGGTGATGTTAAAGGAACACTACAACCTTTAAATACGCAAGTTACATCAACCCCTACGTATAACTCAAATCAAATTGCAAATGCTAATACTGCCTTAGAAAACGCTGCAAATATTGCCGGTAAGGTTGTAGACCCTGGTATCGTTAAACCGCTTGTAAAAACACCCGCTGAGTTAGCTGCAGAGAAGTTCGCAGCAGATAAAGCTACCGCTATGAATTCGTTTACTGCCGGAGACTATATAGAACCATCTACTAGAACACGAGCGGATTTACAGACTGTTGCAAAAACAGACCCTAAAATGGCGGCTCAATTAGACTGGTCTGCGCAACAAGATGCGGCTAAAATACAAACTGCTAAACCAGTAACAGCTCCAGTAACAACCCCTGCACCGTTTACGGTGACTCCACAAACATCATATAGCCCAGCTGATTATTCACCTGAATTAAAAGCAGCTTTAGCTGCACGTGCACCTATCGATGCGAAAAACGCTCTTGTTGGAGACACAATCACTGCCAATGAAAAAGCTAGGGGGATAGTACCTCCTAATGTAAGTAATACTGTATCTACAGGTAATATGAACACCTATGCAACGGGGCCTAATGGGGAAGCCGGTATACCTTCTGCATTAACTACAGCGCCTCAGTTTACATCAGGAGACTATATTCCACCTGCTAATAGAGCAGTACCTATATTTGCAAATAATCCAGCATTAGCAGACCAAATAGCATGGTCTGCAACACAAGATGCTGCTCAAGCAAAACAAGCCGCTCCAGCTGTAGGCATAAATACTTTACCTAATAGCACTGGAGCCACAGGGACTACTACCCCTGCACCGTTTACAGTAAACTCGACATCATCATATGATCCGAATGACTATTCACCTGAATTAAAAGCAGCCTTAGCTGCACGAGCGGCGTCTATGGGTAAGTAACATGATAACTCTACACGCAGTACCTCTTGAGTTTGTGCAACAGACATGGCCTTTAGCGAAGCCTCACATTATCGCGGGGTTGCAGGAAGGGAGTGGTGAGAATTCACCTAACATGACGTATAATGACGACCATGTACTGGGCTATCTTGTCAACGGTAATTGGGAGCTTTTTGTGGCAGTAGATGAGAACAATGTAATGAGAGGCGCTGCCACTATCTCGTATATTAACTACCCACTGCATCGAGTTGCGTTTATTACAGCAGTAGGCGGCAGGCTAATTGCCAGTCAAGATAGTTTCAACCAATTAAAAAATTTATTTAAAGCACGGGGAGCTACAATGATTCAAGGCTACGGACGACCTGCTATCATAAGACTCTGGAAACGCTTTGACTTTAAACCTATAAGCACTCTACTTGAAGTGGTAATCGGAGATTAATTATGACACAATTTGAAACAGCTTTAGAAACTGCTAGAGCTCAACAAGCAGCCTTTACAAAACAGTTAGAGGCTAAAGTAGCAAATGATATAGCACAAGCTCAAGCTTACCACGCTCAAAATAAGCTTAATCTTGATACGTATATAGGTGCCAAGAACCCAGAACAACAAGCTGCTGCTTATGATGCTATGAATACGTATGACAATTCATATTTCGGGGACTTTAATACAGCCGCCCTTAAAGATAGTTTTCATAATGACTTAGGTATACCTTTTGATGACCCTTCGCAAGGAGGGATTGCCGCACTAACACAAGGGCAACAACCCGAGCAAGTACAACAACCCGAGCAAGTACAACAACCCGAGCAAGTACAACAACCCGAGCAAGTACAACAACCAGTACAAGGGTCAACTTCGGCTATAATACCTGTAAATAATCAGTACTCTTTACCTTCGTATACACCGTTTAATGCTAACTCGCCTATACAAACTGCTAACCTACTACCCCTTCAAAAAACAGCTAAATCTTTAGGTTATGTAGGTAATATGAATGATATTAATTCAATACAACAATATATACGACAACATCCTGTTATCAATTCGGCATATACCCAAGGTACATAATTATGATTATTAAAAATGTTAAAAAATATTTCTTTACCTATGTTGTACCTACTTTCTATGGTGGCGGGAGTGGCGGTCAAAATACGACTGTGCAACAGCGTAACATCCCAAAGGAACTTAAACCTTACTACGAAATGCTTTTTGGTGCAGCAACTAAACAAGCGTTTACTACCGCCGCTGACAAAAACAACCCTCCAATAACGCTTAACCCTTATACAACTAGAGCGAGAGACTATAACACCAGTCCATACTCTCCAGGAGAAGATAACTCAGATAGGGGCCTAGGCTATGCTAAAGGAGGAGAAGTTAAACATTTTGGTGCTGGGGGCTATGCCGATTTTGCTAATACAGCAGGGAATGCTTTAGGTTTTTCTGACCCTACTAGTTATATGCCTGCTGGTTTAACCGATAAAACAGGGCAAAAGGCTGATATT